CTCCTTCATCTGTTTTAAACCACGAAGCCATTGCTGAATAAGGGTTTTCATCAAATGGTACTGTCATTAGCTTACGCCCATTAGCAGCCCATTTAAATGTTTTTTGATCAGCATCTAATTTTACTATATTAGCTTCAACTGCTTTTATTGCAAAGTTTCTTAACTCTACATTTTCATCTTCAGCTAAATTCATAAGTAATGCTGGATTTTGTTTTGCAAACAATATCAAATCTCTTTTTATTTCTTTAGAACTCATTGAAGTTACAGAAGAGCCTTTTTCAACTCTTAATATAGCTTCTGCTTTATCTACATCCATTTCATAAGCCATATTTAATGCTGCTATTTCTAGTTCTAAAGAATCAAATTGATCTTCAGCAACTACAACAGAGTCAAATTCTTTAAATATAGGTCCATTATGAGGATGCTTCTCCATGAACTCTTGAAAATTTCTTTTCTCTTTAGGAATCATTAAATGTCCTTTTTCAAAAACTATATGCTTAAGAGTAACAGAACCTTTTTGCTCATCTACAAATATACTTTTATGATTAGAAGCGTATCTTAATTCTCTTTCATAACCAATTTCAGGATCAAACCAAACTAGAGGATATCTAGCGGAGTGTCTGCTTGGTAAAGTATAAGTTAAGGGACTACCCTTTACTAAATAGTAATTTCTATCTTTATATTCCCAAGTATTTTTTTTAACTTCGGGAGTTTTCTTTTCTTTTGTTTCCATAATATAATATAATATAATAATTAAAAAAGACCCCGCCGAAGCGGGATCTTGTTATTGTTATCCTTTTTTATGAGGCTACTGCTGGCACTGGTAGCACCGTCATCGTGGTACTTGAAATTCCAAACGCGCCTGCATTACTGAGTGGCACTAATACATAAGGAGCTGGCCCAGAGGCACCGTTCATAATATTAATTGCGTCTTTCACTGCTCTAAGTGTTTCTTTCGTGCAATCAGAGTTACCAGATTTAATTTCAACCTGAACTTGAGAAAGATACTTGATCTCAATACTTCCTTGACCAGTATTAAGTTTTATATCTCCTATATTATCAGCACATACTAGATCGTAATCGCTTATTCCGAGCTCGTCATCGCCTCCTTTTTGTAATTTTATATATCCCATTTTTCTTATTTTTTAAATGTTAATTATTAATTAAGCTCCTTTGAATAACACGAAGTTATTAGCAGCTTGAGTTACTAAACATCTTTCAGATAAGAAACTAACAGTCATAGCATCTAAAGTGTCAGTGTAAGCACCGCCCACTGAACCAGTGATCCAAGACTTCATTCTTCTATCTTCAGTTTCAGAAGCTCTGTATCTTACGTGTAAGAAAGGACGTCTGATGTTTGATCCTAACATTTGATCATATACTGTAGTAGTTCCAGCTGGAATCATTACACCATCAATTTCCTTATCCATACCTCTTAAAGAAGCGTCGTTAAGATATTTCCAGTCAGTTTTGTAGAAGTCATAAGAACCTCTTCTAAACCCTGAGAAACCAAAGTTAAGAGCCATGTCACCGTCATTCTCAAATAAACCATAAGAAGCAGCTGTAGTAGAAGCAAATCCACCATTAACAGCAGCAATCATATCGTCAAAGTCAAGAGCAGTAGATCTTGATAAGAATAACATGTTTTCTTCAATAGCACCTTGCTTATCTAAGTTTTTGAGTATTTCATCAAAATCTCCTAAAGCACCTGAACCAGGAGCAGCAGCGCCAGCAAAACCAGAGTATACATTACCTCTTGCTTCAATAGCAGCAAATAAACCTTCAGAACCTTGAATATTAGTTGTTAAAGCAGCGTTAGCTGTTCCACCATATTGATATTGTACAGCGTTAGCAGCTTCAGTATAAGCAGCACTGTACATGTCTTCTGATTCAACCATAGACATCTCTAGATAATCTTCAAATCTTAATCTTGTTTCAGACTCAGACTTTAGATACCACAAGTATCCAGACTGTCCATCTTCAGTAGAAACTTCAACCCAACCAATTTGTGCAGTATCAGAACCATTTATTTCAAAATTATCTTTTAAAATCATTGGTCTGTTACTAAACTGCGTGAAAGCTGGTTGAATAGATCCTTCCATACCTACAGCACCTTTTCCAAACTCAGAACCATAAACAAACACGTTTACACCATTTGCAGCAAGTGGTAAAGCATTAGTAGCAGTTCCGTAGAATTTAACTTCTAATTGATCTAGCATATTGTTAGCAGAGCTATTTACAGCTTGTACTAAACCTTTTTGTACTATAAGACCAGTAGCAACATCAGACATTAAAACTGTTTGTCCTTGTCTAACAGCTCCTCTTCGTGAAGCAGCAACCACATCTGGTTGAGCAGTAGCTAAATTAAGTGTTAACCTAATATCAGCATCAGCTAAACCACCTGGAGCAGTAACAGTAGAATCTTTATATGCTACGTGTAGTCTATTTTGTTCAGACCATATTACTTGATCCGATGTCATAGGCATTTCAGCACCTACCATTCTTAAGAAACCAGAAATTGTTCTGTTTCCATATCTTTCTATCTCAGCTTCGTAAAGCTCAGGTAGATATTGTTGTGCGAAGTTGTTTACTGGATCTCCGCCCGCAGCATTACCTGTAAAGTCTAAATAGTTAGTGTTTAAAGCTAATCTATTTTGTGCTGGGACTATTGATGCAGGAAAACTTCCTGAATTTGAAAAACTCATGTTTTTATTTTTTTATTTATTAATTGTTCTTTTTTTTTGTTTTAAATTTCAACTTAGAACTATCAACTCCATTTATTGCTCTCACTTTTAACCCGCCAATAAATACATCACCTGTAGGATTATTCCTTGGCTCTGCATTTATATTGTTAGATTTAGCCACTACATCTTTAACAGCGTCAGCTTTGCCTTGCTCATAAAAATGTTGGGCTATAGTGTCAGCGTTTCTAGCTGCGTAAACAGCCTTATGATAGCCTGCAGTATCACTAATCTCACCCTCTTTGTTTAAGAACTTCTTAACAAACGTACTTAAGCTTGATTGTTTTTCAACGACTTCGCTAGGGTTTGAAACATTATATCTAAAAGTTTTTTCGCCAACGTTAAAATCGAAACCTTCAAAATTTTCGTTTAGCAACTCTTTAGTATCTGCTTCAAAGTTATCGCGAATACGTTTAACTTTCTCTTGTTCTTTGTTGTGTCTATTGAAAAAATCCATTGCTTTTTGTTGTTCCTGAGTTACGCCCGGCCTCAACTTGATTTCGTCGTAATATTTCTCTTTTGTTTCTTTCAAAAAGCTTTTGGCTTTTGCAATTTCTTCTTTGAAGGCAAGTTTCTTTTTCTTTATATCTCGCTCTTCATCCGCTTCTTCGTCATAAGTAAAATTGTCTTCCATTATGAAAGATATTTCTTCATGATCTAAATGCGGTTTAGTATTTTTATAATATTCTCTTAGTAAGGAATTTTCATCTAATTGAGAATAATCTCTATTTAACCTAGTATAATCTTCTATAGTGCCACCTGTTTCTTTCATAAAAGAAACTAATTTGTTTATATTTTCAGGCATAACAATCTCAGGCTTTGTTTCTAAAACTGGCTCTGGAGTAATTGTTTTTTCTTCTACTCTTTCTATTTCTTTAATAGGTGACTCTAATACTGGCGTTTCAACACTCTCGTTTTTATTAGATTTTTCTTCGCTAACTTTAGGTTTTTCAGTATTAACAACTTCAATTGGTTTTTTATCTTCAATAGCATCTTTTTGATCTTCTGGTTTTTTAGTTAAATCTACTTTAATGTCTTTATTGACTTTATTAATTAGTTTTTTTGGTTTTTTAATTTTTAAAGGCTCCGCCTTTTTATCTTGGATTGTTTCTGACATAATATAATATAATAATTAATAATATTTAAGACATGTTAAATGCACTTAAATCTAGACCTTCAGGATTTTCAGTTTCAGTAAAATTAGTTGGTCCACTATCGTTTTTACGTTGACTAATCATTTCACTTTGCTGACTACCTGATATTCTAGTTCTTTTATCTTTACGATCTTCTATAAACTCTTCTCTTTGTTTTTCTCTATCTACTTTTAATTTTTCAAGTTGAACGTTGTATCCAAACTCGTATTCCATTAACTCTCTTTTTATTTGAGCTTCTGCTTGCATTCTCTGTATTTCAAATTGAGACTTACTCTGTTCTATCTGTAGAGTTGTTTCTGCTAACGCTTGTTGTTTTTGAACTTCTGACATTGCAGCTTTTTCTGCAGTTTGTTGATTAGCTTGGGCTTGAGATTGAATATTAGCTTGTTGAGCTTTTTGATCTGCTTCTTGCTTTTTCTTTCTTCTATACTTTAAAAATTGATTAGCTAATTGTATGTTTTTAACTTCTCTAATATCTATAGCATCTTCTAAAAATATTTGACCTGATTTTAAAGCTACTTGTATATTTTCTTCAAGTTTAGCTTTATCTTCTTCATCAGGTTCTAAGTTTAAAAATATACCAAAATCATGGATATTTAAACTAGCGAGTTCATCTAAAGTTCCTACATTGTATTGTGATATACTATTTTCTAATGAATTCCTAGTTAAAGGAAATTTTAAAGAATCAGCAACCCTTAATGATATGTTTTCACAAGCCCTTAAAGTTAAAAATAGTTGACCTTGAAGTATGTGCCTTGTAGCTACATTTGAGTTAGCAGCAGCTAGTTTTTGTAAACCAACTAATGAAGCTTTGTCCGGAAGAGAACCATCTCTTGCTTCGTTTAACCCTGTAACATCTCTTATCATCTGTAAGTAATACTGATAAGTTTGAATTAGTGATTGTATTTTAGAACCACCTGACCCAGTCTGCAATTCTTGTATTGGAATTTTACCCCTATTAGGATCTCCTTCTTGAGTGTTAGATCTACCAACTATGCTTCCTGTTTGAAAATACATATTAAGAGCTTCTCTAGGATTATAATTAGTTCCATTACCTAAATCAACTTCTGCTAATCCGTCCACGTCTAAAAACACACCGTCAGGTACAACTCTAGATAATACTTGCTGTATCTTTAAATGAGTTAATTGTATCATATCTGCAAATCCAGTAACTCTTGAAACTAAAGACTCTATTCTGCCCTTATACATTCTAGGTGCACATATAGCATAGCTCATATTAACTCTAGTAGTATCTGAAACGGGTCTAGTCATACTTTCTGATAACTCCCACTGCATCATCATAGGATGCCCAAGTATTTTAGCTCCAGAATATAGAGTTTCTATAGTTCTAGATACTCTTTCAAAATTATCATTTTCAGGTGGATTAAAAGTATCAGGTTTTTCTAATGCTTTTTCAAGACCATAAGCATTTTTCTTTATTTTAAATACTTGATCTGAGTAAGTTTTATATTCAAAATACAAAACTTGAACAGTAAGATCGTCAGATCTTCCACTCCAGTTTCTTAAGTATTCTGCATTACCTGGATATTTCTGTATAGTTTCCATTTCTTCATCAGTAAGACCTGGAAACTGAGTTTTTAAATCCTGTAAAGAAATAGACTTAACTTCACCAACATAATATATATCTTCAAAATTAGGATCTTCTGTATAAGAATAAACTAATCTTGCTGGATCTACATATTCTACTACAACACCTCTAGCTCTATCCCATCTAGTTTTAACAGCACCAATACCTAAAACTGTTAAATCGTAAGCTATTCTTTGTCTTGTTAAATCATATTTATTATATTCTAAAACTTGATTTATAACCTCTTCTTCAGCTACCTCAACACTTTGTTTAAAATCCATTTGCAAATGTACAGATAGTTCTTCTTTATCTTGTGGGGCAGAATCAGGATCTTGTGAATTAAAACCATTAACTCCTAGAACAGCTTTAGCTTCTGTTAAAAAGTCTTTAGCTACTATATCTGTCATTAAGCCTCTTGCATACTCAGTTCTTTGTCTAGCACAAACTGGATCCTGTGCAAAAGCGTTTATTTCATAGCTTCTGTCTGTTATTCCATTTACAACTATATCAACAAATTTAGCTAAAACAGGTACTGGTTTCCAGTCTAAATTAAGATAAGATAAGTCACCATCAATAGCTAGTTCATCTTTGTATTTTTGAACAGGTTGCTCGCCTCTAGCGTATAATCTTAAGTTGTGATAGTTTTGATAATTAACAGCATAACCAGACATACCAGCTCCTCCTCTGTAGTTTCTAAACCATTCACCTTCTATAGCTCTTCCTACAGCTAAACCATATTCTTCCGTTGCTTTTTCAGCATCAGGAACAACTTGATTTGGAAATGAACTGTTATTACTAGTATAAATTTGTGCCATATTTATTTTATAATTTTTGAAATGCTACCTTTGTTATCGTATCTTTTTATTCCAAGATAAACAGGTTTTCTTTTTAAATCAGGTATAGGCTTGTATTTGTTCTTATTACAAGCCATAATAGCTAAACCAGAACTTATAGTTGCATCGTGTTTAGTTCTATTATTTATGTTGAATATAGCCCAATCTTCTAATGTCCTTTGAAGATACATGTCTCCATATTCTTCGTTGTTTAATCCCACATATTCTTCTATGTAAGATTCTATAGCCGCAGCATGTGCCTGCTTAATATCTTCACTTGAGTTAGGTATACCACCTATTTCTTTTTCTGTTGTAGAAAGTTTATTCCATATCTTATCAGGGCGATTAATCGAAAACCCTCTGTACCCTCTACGCTTTAAATAATAAAGCAATCTAGGTTTATTGTTTTCACAAAGTAAAGGCATGCCATAGAATATTAAAGCCATTAAAACATCTTCAAAGAATATCTCAGCTGTTTGAGGTCTAGCTATATATTCTAAAAAGAAATGATTAGGCGGCGCATCCTCCATGGAAAACTTAGTTAATCCATGTAGCGATCCATTAGAACCCTTACCATCAACAGTACCGCTAATGTCGTAACTGTCACAGCCAAAAGCTCCAATGTGTTCGTTAGCAGGGTGTTTAATACCATTTTTTAATATTATTCTGTTTTGTAAACTCACTGGTGGCACCCAAGATATTAAAAATCTACCGTTTTTATCTGGCACAAACTGCACGCTCGTATCTTTAATTCCACCTTTCCATACAAATTTACCTTTAGTAACACTAGTTTCATTATTAAACTCAGCATTATAATCTATTTGTTGATAAATCCTTGTTAAGTTAAATAAACTTTGCTTAGACTCATCTCTAAAAGCGTGTTGCTCTGTTCTTGGAAATTGTCTATAATATTCATTTAAACTATCTTGATCGTTTTTTAAACCTTCAACTTCGTTTTGCCAGTGTTCAATAACGCCTGTTGTAATGTCATAACCGTCAACTCCTTTGACGCTATTTTTTTCTCTAATAAAGACAGGTGATCCGTAAACATCCATGAATCCTTCGTAATTCCATTCCATAGGGACGAACAAAGAATAGAGTCCAGAAGAAGTTTGTCCATTGCGATTTCGTTTTGTAACGTCTGAATTATAGTATAGTTTCTTGAAGTTATTTCCACCTTTGTCTAAAGCATTTGAAGTCGAGCCCATCATACATTTACCTACAATTCTAGATCCTAGTCTTAATGTAGTTTTTGTAACTCTCCAGTTATTTAATATATTGTCCGGTCTTTCCCATTTACCACTTTCATCATGAGCTAATAGCTTTAGCTTTTCACCATCATAAGAATTATCACCTGTGTTTTTCCAGTCAATAGTTGTGTCAAGTCCGTCTAACTCTCTTAATTGCTCATTACTTTCAAGCTTTCTTCTAGTAAGTTTTGAAGCCGGAACCCTATACGCCAGTTCTGTTTTAGGACGATCCATACCGTCTTGGATCGGCTTGAAGAAAAACGGATAGTTAACGGATATTGGCACGACTTTATCTGTGAACATTTTTTTAGCATCTGATCCAGATTTAGATAATATACCGAATCTGG